CCAAAATGGTGGCGGCGTTGACGGTCAGAGTGACCGCTTCTCCGGCGCCATACACGCCAGCAGGGTAGGTGACAACAACCGAAGCCAGACCGTTCACAAACGTGAGGGTAGTGGATGGGATTGTTGGAGTTGGGGTGGTGGAGTCGGACACTGCCACGCCCGTCGTGATGGCCTTATTGAACCATTCGTGGACATCACCCGCTGCGTTCTTGAGTGCAACCTGAACGGTACGAGTTGTTCCTGCGTCGGCCACGGCTTCCGACGTGCCGAGCGTTGCTGGGGACGCAGTGAAAACCAGATCGCCGGACATGGCTTCCTGTCGTCGTGCGTTCTGCGCCCCGAGTGCGTGCGAAGTCTTGCTACTGAGTTTAGGCATATATATGGCCTTTCGGGGGCCGGGGGGCGTATTGCCCCCCGGCCCCGACAGTTGTGATTTAACCGTTCGAGCGAAGGATCGCCAGCGGGATGTCCTTGCGCTGTCCGACCGTCGTGTACGCAGTGTTCACCTTCAGTTCCGCATTCGTGGGGGATTCGCCAGCCGCGACGTTGGTCGCAACCGAGAAGCCCTTGGGGTGAAGCACGAACTCACGTCGGTTAACGAGGATCTCTTCGCCGCCGCCGTTGCCGTTCAGGGCGTTACGTTCGATTTCAGTGCCGACTCGGGGAGAGCCAACGCCGTACTGGAACGCACCAGGACCAAACGCAACCGAGGTGTACATCGGCTGATCAGTGGTCGTGTCCGCCTTGTGACGACTATTGTCAACGGTCAGTCCGTCGTCTACGAGGAGCGTGCGCCCCATGTAGGTTCCGAACCCAACGTCTGCACGGCTGTCCGGGATGAAGTCAATGAGGTTCGCCTTCTGGAGGTTCGTGTGAACAACCGAGTGGACCGCGATGGCCGTAACGTCGCTCTTGTGGTCGCCGAGAAGCTGGAATGTGTCCAGGATGTCGCTGCTCGTTGCGAGGTTAGCCGCAACCGCGTCCGTGTTATTAGCAGCAGCGATGTCGTTGATCAGGCCCGCCTCATCGAGGATAAGACCCTCCAGGATCGCGTTGACCATCTTCTGCTCTTGTCGAACCCAGTAAGAAGCGACTCGACCAGCGACCATCGCCATCGGGTCAGAACCAGCGAGCTGGCTCGCAAGGTCCATAGCGGACCAAGCCTGATTGCGGTTGTGTCGAATGCCGATCTCTTTGTGAGACCCAGCCTTTTCAGGTGTTGCTGCGCCACTGTCGCCGGATACGTTGGCTTCAGTGTCCAGCAGGTCTTCCCAGACGGGCATCTGGATCAGATTGCCCCCACCGGACAAGAAAGCGTCGAGTGCGGGGTTACGAGCGATGACGCCCGACCGCACAAGGAGGCTAAGCTCCGTGCTGAGTTGCTGCGTGTACGCCGAGAAAACATCCGGGACGATCACGTCTGCGATTTGGGTAGTTGCCATTTTGATTTAAGTTCCTTTTGAAGTTGGGCCACGCCCACTGTTGGGCATGTTGGCCTATAGTACAAATAATTGTTCAGATGGCGTGGCGTGTACTTCAAGTACACAAATCAACCAGGGGGCTCCCCCGGTAGAACTTATTGCGATCAGATTCCGAACTTAGCCGGATTCTCGCCTGCGGCCTTCGCCAAAGCCTTGGCTCGCGCGGGATCGGCCTTAACAAGAGCACCGATCTCGGTCATATTGAAAGTTTCCTTCTGGAAGGGGTTCGGGCCACCAGCCGGGGCTCCCGACTTGCTGCCCGCAGCACCCGCGCCAGCCGACTGTTTGAACCAGTGGCTGCGCCGTCCAGAGGCTTGCATTTCTGTAAGCGATTCACGAATTGTAAGACCCGGCTCAAGCCCGACTCCATCCTTGGAGACGATCTCGCCGAGGTCGTTCAGCTCGAAGCTGCGCTCAACGAAGGGGAGGAGATCCTCACGAGCAGAATCCACAAGCTGGACGCCCTTATCCCCAGAGATGGCGTCGAGGGCAGCATCGCGCATGGTGCGCTGAGTCTGTGCCGCTTCGTGCATCTGGATGGCGTTGGTGTAGCTGCTGTTCTGCTCACGGAGAGACTGGAGTTCGCGGTCAAGCTCTCGCGTCTTGCGAGCGGCGAGAAGTTCCGCGCGGTCTTCCAGTTCCTGCGGGTCCGCTGCCTTGGGTGCCGACTCAAGCTGGAAGCTGAGGTCGTCCGCGCGGTCGCGCAGTTCCTGAATTTCTGTAGCTGAGAGGTCGATGCCAGTGTAACGGGACTTCGTTTCCTTGTGTGCGCTGCGCTCTGCGGCTAGGGCTTGCTTGAGCTTGGATACGTCTTCCGATCCAGGGCCATCAACTTGCAGCTCATAGCCGCCATCTGTTTCAACGTAGTAGCTTGCGAGGTCGCCCGCATCTTCGAGTGATTCAATTCGTCGTTTAATCATTTTGGTTTATCCTTTGCGCGTCACGCGCTTGGGTCGGCCTCACTCAACATAGAGTTCGGCCTACGGTGGGTTATTCCTCGACGTCCTGCTGGTCAGTCGGGGGTTGTTCGTTACTGTTATCCTGTTGCTGAGCTGTTTGCGCCTCTTCCGAAGCGACCGAGAGACTAGACTTGCGGATTGCTTCGAGGACGTTCCCCTCGGCTGCGATCTCCGCAATCTCATCATCAAATCGCTTCTCTGCGACATCATGCTTGACCAAATACTCATGTATAGATGCGTAGGACATCGGGAGACCCGCTGCCTTCGCTTCCATAAGGTTCATGATCTCCTGCGGCGGTAGTCGGTCCTCTGTGAAGTCCGTAACCGGAATCACTCGAACGGCTGCCTCGTCGGCACCCATCCAGCGGGCCATCTGCTTCAGCGAGGTTTCGAGCCCGAGGGCTGAGGTGCGAGCAATTGAGCGAAGCGTAGTCGTCTTGGCTGCAACGCGAACCTTGAGAGCCTCACCGGACTCCGCTTGGGAGCTGGTGTTCTCAAGGAGTTTTGAGCCTTCGGACTGCGCGCGTTTGTAGTCGCCTTCCAGAGCCATTCGTTGCTCGGTCAGGCCTACGCCTGAGAGTCCGATGAACTTAGCGTCCGCACCTTCGGGGAGTTCGATGATCGCGCCAGCGCCGATGCGCGTGGGCTGATCATCGTCTAGTTCAGAGCCAGGGGCGACCCCGGTAATGATTAGTGTCTCTTGTCCGAGGTGGTGCAAGGTCTGACGAAAGTCGGCTTCTGATTGATAGATGGTAAGGGCTGCGTTAGAGCTGCCCAGCAACGGGATAACTCCCGGAGTTGCTTCCAGATCGGAAGCGTTGATAAAGGTAAACGGGACAAAGTCTAATGACTGCCCGCGAAAGGTTGGGGTGAGGGTTTCGCTCGTGATCCGGTCCTGTTCAGTCTGGGTGCTGTAGTTACCATTCTCGTCCAGGAAGAGTGCGCGATGCACTTCCTCTTCCGTCCAGGCGTAGCTGCCAAAACCTTCATTGATCTGCTCGATCTCTTCAGTGACAACAAAGTCTAGCATGTCGGAGCCGTGGCCGTAGTCCCGCCGATCGCTCCAGTTGATTATGCTTCGCGCGTCGTACGTGACAAAGAAAGGAAGCTCTCGGTCCGGCGCTGTGTCGATCAGGAGGCCCATGCGGCCGTAGATAAGTTGCGCTTCGTGGATTCGACGTAGAAGTTGGTGTAGGGTCTCGCCTTGACGGGTCGCGTTATCAAGGAGCGGCTCCATCTCGGGCGGTAGTTCGATGGTCCACAGGTCCTTTGAAAGGATGCCGGTCATTGTGCCAGCGGCCTGCTGTACGATCTCTGGGAACACTGCGCGGTCTTTGTACGCGAGGTATGCGCCGTAACCCGGTTCGCGTGCCTGGAGGGCACCATCAATCACTTGGCTTCCGGTAGCGCGGAGATACCTGACGCCTTTTTCCTTAATGACTCGCTGGCCTGCGTACACGTCAGCCATCTGGACGTAATCCTCGATGACCTTGTCATACTCAGGATGGGTATTCTTCAGGGTCATGAGGTTCTCCTAGGTTGTGAGACGTCACGCGCTGTCCGCAGTAGGGGCAGCGCGATCGGTCTCCTTACAATATGCCGCGTGAACGGCGAAATTTGAAGATAGGCGCTGCGGGGGCCATAGCTAATACCAAGGCGTCCGCGCGGTCAGGGCTAGATACTCCGCGTCTGCGAAGCTCGTCCTTACCTTCAATCTGAATCTTGCCCGTCTCAAGGGTCCTGTACCCTGGGACGCTGAGTTCTTTTATGAGCTGAGCATCATCTAAGGGCAGCAAAAGAAGTTCATCGAGTGGGTACTCAGCCCCCTGTTCGCCGTCGCTTGACAGCCACAGGAAGTGATCGTGAGTTTTGTTCAGCTTGGATCTCAAGATCCACCAGAGTTCCGCCTTGAGGTTGCGGAACAGGTCGCGAGCTTTCCTGCCGTTAGGCATCACAGCCCTTGTTGGGCTCTTGCCTACGTCAACAGGGATGGATTCGATGGCCAGACGCCTCATAGTAGAGGCGACACCACGCCCAACGCCAATCGTATCATATTTGATTGAGGTCACGTTCTGAACTTCCGCGTAGGCCGCGAACTTCTCAGCCGTTCTCGTTGTGTCCGCGTCGAGCCAGCCTATCGACTTGCCGACTACTGGACCATGAACTGGCACAAAGACGTTCTCATCGCGCACGCCGCCAACATCACAACCAGCTACGCCCGAGCCGAAGTCCGGCATAGCATCCGTGTCGATGAGGTGCTTGTGCAACCTCATGCTGGACTGGACCCAAGCGGGATTAACTGTGGATTCTTCACCAGAACAGTCGAATGAAACATCCAGTTCCTGAGCGATGACCCGAGGGTCATTCAGTCGCTTAACTTCCCTATCGTACCAATCGCGGTCTTTTCTTTCGTCCTGGGTCCAATGGAAGGAGAAGCCACGTATGTCTTCATTCTCTAGCCACTTGCGAGCAAACGGGTTCGCGGGGCCGTTGGGCGTCGAGAGGTCAATTCGGCAATTCGTATTCTGCGAGAGTGAGGCATCAATTTTCTCAGGACGTTCGAGGAACGCAGCCTCATCTACGAAGTAGATTGAGGAACGGCCGCCACGGCCGATGGAATCACCTGCCTCGCCCGTGATACTAGCACCATTGACGGGGTTGATGATACGCAAATAGCGCGCATGTTTGTTTTCAGAGTATCCGTCAGGCAGGAGTTCATGTGGGAGGAACTTGAGGTACGCCCGAACCTTGGGTAGGAGCGCGTCCATCTGACCAAGAGTGTCAACGAGGGACTCCTTGCGGGAGCCCACAGAGACCTTGACGCCCGGTCGGAATAACCATGCGTGGGTAGCCCATGCCAAAGAGATGATCGAGACGCCCATGTCGCGAGACTTGCCGATCACAAGGTCTTTATTATTCTCATAGCAGTAGGTCAGCTCTTCAAGATATTCTATCTGGCGATCCATGAGGATAAGAGGCATCGTCGTGGGTAGCCCGCGCGAAGCGAGTCGGGGATCGTAGGTGAGAAGCCAATCCTCGACGAAAGCACATACGTTTCCATCCGCGTAATAGCGCTTCACGACATTCCAGGAATTGTCTTTGCGGATCTGCGCGAGACGTGCGGACCGCTCTGCGAAGATGCGGCCGTAATCTGGGTTCTGGAAGTCTAGTTCGTAGGGGCTCTTATATTTGCCTTTGAACTCGTAAGGGATGTTGGGGTCGTAGCTTGCAGGTCGTATCGACATTTGGAATCACTCCGTATATCATAAATAGGATTATAGATGCGACTCCCCCCTACAGTACATTATCTCTGATTTAG